ATTCGCCGCACGAGAGGCTCCAGGCTTTTCCTGTGACAGCCTGGAGGTGTCACCCGCTGACATAAGGCAAGCTATTGCCGACAAGCAGGCTGCGAGTATGCCGGAGGCAGACAAGGCATGGGCATCGCCTGACCCGTCATGGGTTCTTGCGCACTTCGAAGAAGAGACACCATTCGACATCGAGTCTATCGGGGAGATGCTGGCCTTTGCCAAAGCCGATGCAACCTCAATCCCCGCCAAGGCTGCGAGTGTGCCGGATATGTGGCGGGACGTTGATTACGAAGTGCCGGAACAGGCGCAAGAGGTTATCTTAGTGCTGGGCGAAAAGGTAGTACATGGGGCGTGGATTGGGGGAATGTTTTGGCACAATAATCGGAAAGTGGAGGCAACAAAGTGGATGCCCCTGCCCCAACCACCAAATCAGGAGGGCCAGTGATGGTTGCAACAACAACGCTCATGGATTACGAACGCAATAAGTCTACGTTAGACGAAGACGTTGATTATGTCCTCAGTGAGGCCCGCAAGTTAACCAACAAAGACTGGCAAGTACGCGTTACTGTGCATCGAGAAAAACGGTGGTTTCGTGAAGATCGAGTGTCTAAAACGTGGGAATTGCTCGTTTACGTGGGCGGCTGCCTTCCTTGGCAAGTGCTAATGTGTGCAAAAGACCGTGGTACCGTTTTTGCCTACCTTGCGGGCGTTGTATCAGGTGGCCATGGACGACCTGAGCCACCAAAGCAGGAGCAAGGCCAGTGAGCGATTTATATGCAGAGCGGGACATCATAAAGCAAGAAGAATTCTACACTCGGCACGTTTCGGCTATGACAAAAGAAGGGCTTGATCGAAAGTCGGACATTGCTGCCGAGCTGGCGCACAGAGATATAACGGTTTCAAATCAGCAGAAGCACATAGAGGCATTGCAGGCGCGGGTGGCTGCACTGAATGGCCTTATCGAAACAAAGCAGGGCCGGTGGGTAACTCTGGACATAAATGTACCGTGGAGGCTTACAGGCCTGAATAAAAAAACAATGCGCCGGGGCGACGGCGCCTTCGCTTCGATCAGCGAGCACGGCGACCTGATCATTACAGCCAACCACAACGACCCCAGCCAGGCGACCGATGCGGTATACATCGACAGAGAACGAGTGCAGGGCCTGATCGAATTCATCGAAGAACAGCGGGGGAGAACAGACCGATGAAAACCGGCGATGAACTGGTGCTGCAGGCAATGAGACGAGAGTTTGCGCGCCTCTCGCGGATAGCGGATAAAGCCAAAGCGGAGGCAGACGAAGCGTTAAACATTGTGACCGAATATATGGAGATCCATAAGGAGCTAAAGCTCAGAAGGGGCAGGGCTCCCCGAATCATGAAGAAAGACATGGCCAAACTAATCGAAAAGGAAGTCGACGCGAAGTTTGAAAGGGACATGCTCGGCATCGAGATCGACAATATGGAGTGGCGACTGGGCATGCGGAAAGAAAGGTGCGGCCAATGAACGGCAAGACCCCAACCAAAGGCGAGCGCGAATGGCTGAACGCCATCACCGGCCTGGGCTGCATCGTGTGCCTGCGCGAGCATGAGGAATCGACACCCGCGTCGCCGCACCATATCGACGGCAGCACGAAGCCCGGCGCCCATCGCAAGACGATCCCGCTGTGCTGGGCTCACCACCAGGGCAACAGTGACGGGACCAAGCAACCGTTCATCAGCCGCCACCCTTTCAAGGCCCGATTCGTGAAAGCCTACGGCGACGAGTACTCGCTGCTGGAGGATTGCAAAGAGCGCCTGGGCTGGGAGGCTGCAGCATGAATCACAACCTGGCCATGTTGACCGACGCCGAACGGCAGCGCATCGAAGTGGACAAGGCCCGATCCTTCATAGCCCACCAATGGCTGACCAAAACGCCGCGCCATGAAATCCGGCAACGGCTGGAAGGAATCGAAAACCAGGAGGAACGGGAGGACATGCGCCGGAGGCTAAACGAGATGAGGTCGCTCCCGCGCTATGCAAAGACAAGCCGTTAACCGGAGGAAGGCCAGGGCCCTGCATTTGCAGGGATACCTGGTGCGATGGCACGACGAGGAAGGCAGACATATCTGGTTTGTCGACGTAGCCCCCACCGTGACCAGGAGGCGCGAGAACGCCGCGAGCCTGGCCCAACTCTACGCCCACCGAAAGAAACGCCGCTGACCACGCCAAGGGCCGCCCCAGGCCCAACGGCAAAACCTTGTATTACCGCCCCCCGCCACCGTTGCGATACTGCCGGCATCAACAAGGGGAGCCCATGAAAAGAATCCACATTTTCAAGACCGGAAAGCACACCAGCGCCGGCGGATCATCCATCGAGTTTTCAGAGGATGTCCTGCGCCGCGCGGCGGAAGCCTACGACCCCGCGATTCACGAAGCGCCGATCGTTGTGGGGCACCCCGCAGACAACGGCCCGGCTTACGGCTGGGTAAGCAAGCTGGAATACGACGAAGGCAATGTTTTTGCCAACCCCCAGAACATCGAAGACCAGTTCAGCAAGCTGGTAAAAGCCGGCCGGTTCAAGAAAGTGAGCGCCTCGTTCTACAGCCCGGACGCACCCACCAACCCGGTACCAGGCAGCTACTACCTGCGACACGTTGGATTTCTGGGCGCCAAGCCGCCCGCAATCAAAGGGCTGCAGCCTATCGAGTTCGGCGAAGCGCCCGAGGGGATCGTCGAGTTTGGCGAGATGGAGCTGAACACCACCACCTCCATCTTCAAGAACTTGCGGGAGTGGCTCATCGACCGATTCAGCCGCGACGAAGCGAACACAGTCATACCTGAATGGGCGCTGGACGACCTGGAGCTTGCGAAGCAGATGAACCGCGAAGCAGAGACCGCCGACGAACCCTTCACCAACGGATTCACCGAGAAGACCCAAGAGGAAACCGACATGGAACTGCAAGCACAACTGGACGCCGCACTGGCGGAGAACGCGACCCTGAAAACTCAGGCCACCAATTTCACTGAGCGCGAGACCGCGTTGCAGGCGCGCGAAAGCGAGCTGGACAAGGCGAAAATCAAAGCCGATATCCAGAGCTTTGCTGACGCCGGCCGCATTCTGCCAGCGGAAGTGAACGAAATGGTCGAGTTTGCCAGCGGCCTGGACGCGGAGAAAACCGTCGAATTCAGCGAGGGCGTCAAGGCCACTCACCGCGAGCACTTCATCGCCATGCTGGCCAAACGCCCCGTCGCCGTTGATTTCAGCGAGCACAGCCGCGAATCCGCAGAGCCCCTGAAGGCAGAGACCCCGAACGCCACAGCAGAACGCATCACCGCCTACCGCGAAAAGAAAGAGAGCGAAGGCTCCAGCGTCACATTCGACCAAGCACTGCGCGCCGTTAAAGCCGGTACCGACAAGTAAACGAGCCGCACCAGGCCCACACATAAGCGGCCAAAAGGCCAAAGGAAAACAGCCATGCAAAACGACGTACTAACTAAGAGCTTCAAAGCCGAGGCAGCCATCCTGGGGCACCACATTGTGACCCTGGGCGTCGCCAGCCAATCAGCCGTTACAGCCAGCGCGGTAAGCGAAGTGCTGATCGGCGTATCGCACAACCTGGACGCGGCGATCAACACCAGCGCGGACGTTGTTGTCGCGGGTACACCCATGGTCAAGGCGGGCGCCGCGATCACCAAGGGCTCCTATGTGACCACCAACGCATCAGGCGAGGCCATCGCGGTATCCGTTGGCACCGACCGGACCATCGGCATCGCTCTGGAAGGCGCCAGCACAGGCGACCTGATCCCTGTTCTTCTGTCCGTGGCATAAGCGGCCCGAATAGCAGACCCGAACAACACCAGATAAAGACCCGAGGAAAAGTAACATGTCACAAAACCCGTTCCCGACTAACCCGGACCTGACCGCGATCGCCATCGCGTACCGGAACAAAAACCTAATCGCGGATCAGATCCTGCCCCGCACCCCTGTCAACGCGCGCGCATTCAAATGGACCGAGATCCCGAAGGGCCAGATGATGACCGTGCCTGAAACTTCAGTAGGCCGTCGCGGCACCCCAAACGTGGTTGAATTCGGAGGCACCGAGCGCAACGGATCCTGCGACGACTACGCCCTGGACGACATCGTGCCCCAGGACGACATCGAAGCCAGCGCCAGCGCGTCCAACTTCGACCCGCTGAACACGGCGACCACCGGCCTCACGGCGCTGATTGAGTTGGACCGCGAAGTGCGCGTCGCGCAATTGGTCTTTGACCCGAGCGTGTACGAGCACAAAGCCGTGCTGGACGCCACAAGCAAATGGGACGGCCTCAACGCCGGCGGAACCCCTGTCGACCCGATCCCGGTTATTGGCGACGCGCTGGACGTTCCGATGATGCGCCCTAATGTTCTGATCCTGGGCCAGAAAGTAGCGACCAAGCTGCGCCAGAACCCGAACTTCATCAAGGCGTATAACGGCAGCCTGGGCGACACCGGCATGGTACCGCTGGACTTTATCGCCGGCCTGTTTGGCCTGGAAGATATCGTGGTGGGCCAGGGGCGGATCAACATAGCCAAGCCCGGCCAGCCGGTCCAGATCATGAACGTCTGGGGCAACCACGCGAGCCTGATCTACCGCAACCCGCAAGCGCGCCCGGATCGGGATGTCACCTTCGGTCTGACGGCCACCTGGGGCAGCCGGATGGCGGGCGACTGGTACGACCAGAACGTCGGCATGCGCGGCGGCCGACAATTGCGCGTCGGCGAGAGCGTGAAGGAAATCATTATGGCGACGGATTGCGCCTACTTCTTCGAGAACGTGCTGAGCTCATAAGCCTCGGAGCCATTGGGCGCGGGCCTGACTGAGAGCGGGCCCGCCTCCATCCCCACAGAAGGAACAGCACCATGAAAGTGACCCTCACTCAAGGCGCGGTAATCAACGGCAAACTTCGGGCACCTGGCGAACAGGAGATGACCGAGAAGGAAGCGAAGCTGGCGAAAGAGGCCGGAGTTATTAGAAAGCCCGTCAAGGCAGAGCCCACCGAGGCGGAGCTTGCAGAGCGGGCCCAGAAGGAAGCGGACGAGAAAGCCGCTGCCGAGAAAGCCGCACAGCAGGGCAAGCCCTAAACCGTGCCCTACATCACGCAGGCAGAGCTGGCGGACCGGTTCGGCAGTGACGAGCTGATCGCCCTCGCAGATCGAGACCGGGACGGCATAGCGGACACCGCCGTGATCGACCAGGCCATCACCGATGCCGAGGCGGAAATCAACGGTTATCTGGGAGTGCGATACACCGTGCCACTGACAAGCGCGCCCGCCGGCATTCAGGCCATATGCGCGGATATCGCACGGTACCGGATGATGGACGACCGGCCCCTGGACGAGGCGGTCAAACGCTACGAAGCCGCCGTCCGGTTTCTGCGCGATGTAGCCACCGGCCGGGCCAGTCTTGGGCTGACCTCCCCCAGCGACGCCCAACCGTTCCGGTACGCAGCCAGCAAGGGCGTCAGCGACCGCACCATGAGCCACAAGACCCTGGAGGGCTACTGATGGCACAAACGAACGTTACGCTGGACCCCGTCGCTGTCAAGCAGCTACAGGAACGGTTAGCAGGATTCACCGAGACCCGGGCACTAATGGCCCGGATCGGCAGAGTCATGAAGACCGACACCCAGATGAACTTCAGGCGAGGCCAGAGCCCCCAGGGCGAAACGTGGGCACCGCTGAAAAGCCGGAGCGGGCAACCCCTGCGAAAGACCGGACGGCTTATGCGCAGCATCGACTACCAGGCAAGCGACGACGAAGTGGTGATCGGCACCAACGTGAAGTACGGACCCACGCACCAATTCGGCGCCGTCATTAGGCCGAAGAACGGCAAGCTGCTGCGCTTTAAAATCGGCGGCCGGTTCGTTTTTGCGAAGAAAGTCACCATCCCGGCCCGCCCCTTCATTGGCCTGGCGGCCCGGCAGCTCAAGAAAATAAACGAAAGCATCGACCAGTGGGCGGAGGGGCAATGATCAATCTGGACAACGCCCTGGCCGCGATCGTTGAGGCAGCCCGGGAGCATTTCGGACCGGAGATCGGAGACATCGAAAGCCACCCGGGCGAGTTCACCGAAGACGAGCTGCGCCGATTCCATGTGGGGCGCGTAGCGATGCGGATCGCCCTGCTGGACGTCACCGAAGTACAGGTATCCGGCACCGGCACCCGGGCGGCCCTGGCCACCATCGGCCTGTTCGTTATCGCCACCGACAGACGGGACAACAAGCGCAACGCCGCTGCCCTGGCCACGGTTTCCGAAGCGCTGGAATGGCTCAGCTTCAACCAGTTTGGTGACGATCGGCTAATGCCGGCGGACCCGAAAACCATCAGCGCACAGAACCTGTACTCAGGCGACCTGGACGCATCCACCGGCGTCGCCTTCTGGGGCGTCCGCTGGCAACAGCGCATCAAAGCAGCAAACTAACGAGGAAAGCACCATGAGCATTATCGACCGGACGTTTATCGGCAAGGGCGAGATCCACCTAAAAGTACGCGGCGGCACCACCGCCCTTCTGCCCGTTGGCAACTGCAGCGAGCTGACCGTGTCATTCGAGGAAGACAGCAAGTCGGCCCTGGACTTCACCAGCCCGGGCGGCGGCGAAGCGAACAGCCTGACCCGGATCACGCAGTTTACCGGCAACATTAAGCACCTGGACATCAGCGCGGACAACCTGGCCCTGGCCTTGCGCGGCGCCGTTGAGCAAGTGCTGGGAGGCACCGTTGTCACCGACGAAGCCCAGCCCGCCATCGGCGTACTGAACGAGCTGGTGCCCTTCGAGTTTCTGCCAGACCTGGGCGAAACCCTGAGCGTCACCGACGCAGAATCAAGCGCACCGCTGACCGCCGGCGTCGACTACGAAGTCACCCGCACCGGCATCAAGATCCTGGATGGCACGAACATCGGCGCCACCGGAATCCTCGCAACTTACACAAAAGCGAAGCAGGAGATCATGCAGGCGCTGGTCGCGGCTGGGCAGGAATTCAAGATGGTCTTTAACGGCCTGAACGAAGCGCAGAGCGGCAAGGCTGTGAACATCAGCATCCACCGCGTGAAATTCTCACCCGCTCAGGGCCTGAGCTTCATTGGCGACGATTTCGCAGAGATGGACACCGGCTTTAACGCCCTGTCCGACGCCGCGATCGCAGGCGACGGCGTATCGAAGTACATGAAAGTGATCCAGGAACTATAAACCAGCCACCGACGGCCGGCGGGATAACCGGCCCCCCATTCCCCCCGACCAAGTAGGCGCCGAATGGCTCTCAAAGACTCCGTCCTGAATGTTGTTATCCGCGCGAAAGACGCCACCGGCGACGGCTTCCGAAGGCTGCGCGGAAGCATCGGCGGCGCGGAAAGCTCGACCAATAAACTCGGCGACAGCATCAAGCGGGCCGTTGTCGCCATCGGCGCCCTGGCGGCGACGTACCTGTCGCTGCGCGCGATTACCGGATTCTTTACCGCCGCAGTTAAAGAAAGCGCAGACTTCGAGGAACAGCTCGCCAAGGTCGAGGCAGTCAGCGGGGCCACAGCCGACGAGATGGGGCGCTTGAAAGAAGCCGCCACCGAGATGGGCGCAACTACCACGTTCAACGCCAGCCAGGCCGCGAACGCCATGGAGACCCTGAGCCGCGCGGGCCTGAACACCGAAGAAACCCTGCAAGCATTGCCGGAAGTGCTCGCCCTGGCGCGAGGCAACAGCATCGAACTGGCAGAGGCAGCCAGCTTGGTCACCCAATCGATCCAAGGCATGGGCGGAACCTTCGCAGAATCCGGCCGCTACGCAGACGTTTTGACCCGAGCAGCCCAGCGCGCCAACACCAACGTCACCGGCCTGGGGCAAGCCCTGAGCTACGCCGCACCCACCGCCCGGGCCCTGGGCCTGGACGTTGAGCAGACCGCCGCCCTGGTCGGCAAACTGGCAGACGCCGGCATCGATGCAAGCCGAGCCGGCACCGCACTGAACAGCATATTCAGCCAGTTCCAGAACCCCGCGTCGAAGTTCCGGGGCGAACTGGACGCCTTGGGAATCAGCACAAACGACTTTAGCGACGCCCTGGAACAGCTCGAGGGAGCGGGCGCCAATGGCCAGGCGGCAATCAATGCCGTAGGTCAGGAGGCAGGCCCGGCCCTTCGCGCCCTTTTGGCTCAGGGCACCGGAAGCCTTCGAGAGCTTGAGGCGGAGCTACGCAAAGCCGGCGGCGCGGCCCAGGAAGCGGCCGACACAATGGACGACACCCTGCCAGGCGCCCTCGAGCGTTTGGGCAGCGCATGGCGAACCCTTAAGCGAGCGATCGGCGACAACGTACTAGGCCCCGCCAAGGACGCCGTGGACGAGCTGGCGGCCGGCATTGCCGATTTTGTGAGCAGCGGCGGCGTCGAGAAGCTGGGGCAGGATTTCCGCGCGATGTTTATCGACATCACCGACCGGGCGCGGGAGTTCATAAAGGCGTTTGATTTTAAGAGTGCGACCGAAAAAGCCGGTACCGCCCTGCGAGAATTCGGCGACAGCCTGGCGAGCATAAAGACCGGCCTGCAAGTTACCGGAAACGTCATCAGTACGGTATTCAACGGTATCGGCTTTGTCGTTGGCGGCGCAATGGCGACGATAGCAAAGGGCCTGGCGCTTGTTGGTTTCGCGGCAAGCGGAGCCGTCCAGCTTTTGAACAAGGTGGGCATTACTTCCGACCAGTTCGCGCAAAAGACCAGCGATCACGTTAACGCCCTTAACGCTTCCGCCGACGCAATGATGAATTATTCCGTTGGCGCGCTGACCCAGGTGGGAAAGAACCTGGGCGTGGTTGCAGAGGAAACCAAAAAGGCCACCAAAGAAACCAAAGCGCAAAAGGACGCTGCCGCCGACGCTGCTGTCGCCAACAACTTCTGGGCATTCGCCGCGAAGGGCGCCGGCGGCGCCCTGGACGAAGTCAGCGCCGCTGCCGATAAGGGCGCGGTAGCTGCCGAGGAACAGGCTCAAAAAGTATCCGACCTGCAGGCCAACTACGACGCCCTGAAAGCCAGCGGCACCGCATCGGTCCAGGAGCTGGGCGAAGCCCTGGTTGCATTGAACCGGGAGCAGGAAAAGGCCGTCCAGTCATCGGCCGCGCTGGAGGCGGCCTATCGAACCCTGGGCACAACCAGCCAGGCGGAACTGATCAAGGCAGCGGAGACCGCAAAAACCGCATTCGAAACCATCCAGGCCAGTGGCACCGCATCGGCAGAGGACGTTCAGCGCGCATACGCCGCCTACGCGAAGACCGTAAAAGAGACCGGGGATCAAACCCTGATATCCGCAGTTGAGGCGAAGGGCGCGGCCCTGGGATTGACTGAACAGCTCGAGGCGACAGGGAAGGCAGGCGAAACAGCCGGCACACAAATCAAAGCCGGGCTGGATAAGGCTGCAGTGGCATCGGCAGAGCTGAAAGTACAGGAGGATGCCGCCGCCGCCGCCGCCGAAGCCAGGACATCGAAACTGGCCGCCTGGGGTAACGCCTTCGGGAAGGCCCTGACCAACGCCCGCGAGAGCGTCACTGCCCTGAGCTCCGCCGCGCGCAATCTGTTCGAGGCCAAGATCGGCGGAAATGCCTTTGTTAGCGAGAGCGAAAGCGCCAGCGAATCTCTGGAAAAGACCCGCCGGCGCGTCGACGAACTGGAAAGCTCCCGGCGCCGGCTTATGAGCAACAGCTTCGCCGCCTGGTTCACCGACACCGCTCTCGCCGCGCAAGTAGTCAAAAAGGAGTTTCTCAAGCAGAAGGTTGCCGCCGACGCGCTGCTCGAATCCATCCAGGCCGGCAACGTGAGCCTGAACCAGATGAGCGCGGCCAGCCTGAAAGCGAGCGGCCAGTTCGACCTGCTGGACGACCAGACCCTCAGCGGGTTGCAGTCAGCCATCAACTCCGCCCGCTCAAAGCTTGAATCTCTCAATTCCTCTGCTGAGTCCACCCTCAACGGCCTGCGCCAGCGGCTGGCGGATATCCAGGGTGATACTGAAGAGGCTCAGCGCTTGCAATACGAAGCTGAGCGGAAGCGCTTGCAGGTAGAGCTGGAAAGTGCCCAGCAAGCCGGAGCCAACAACGCGGCCGCCGATTACCAGAGAGCCCTGGATCAGCTATCGAAGATCAACACCATCGAACAGAAGAATCGCCGCGAAGCCGAGAATCAGCGCGAGCGCGAGGCAGCCGACCGGCAGGCCAGGCAAGAACAGGCTGAGCGAGAGCGCCAGGCAGCCGAGGCAACGCAGCGCCGGGACGCGAGCACAACCACGAACCGGCAAGACAGCCAGGGCAGCAGACAGACCATCGTCCTGCAGACGCCCCAGGGCGGAACCACCGAAGTACAAACGAATGACCCGGATGGATTCCTGAGCGCGCTGGAACAAGCCGGACTAAGGAGCGCCAACTAATGCAGATTACCCTGACCGACGGGACGGGCACCGTAGAACTACCAGCCGGACTTCAATGGCGTGACGAGTTCGGATGGACCCCCGTCGAGCACAGCACCGAGTACAGCCTTGCAGGCAACCTGGTGATCCAGGAAGGCACCCGGCAGGACGGCAGGCCCATCACCCTGTTCGGCGGAACCGAGGGCGCCTGGTGCGACCGTGCGACCTTGCGCGCGCTTTATGCCATGGCCAGCGTCCAGGATCAGACCCTGACCCTGACCCTTTGGGGAATTGCCTACACCTGCATGTTCAGACGCCCCGCCATCGAGGCCGCCGAGATCATGCGCCTGGCTGACCCCCAGGCCGACCAGCAATACGCCATCACCGTGAACTTAATGGAAGTGACACCATGACCATAACCAGCAACCAGATCGTTCTTTCAGAATCCGAGGTCATGGCCGACACCGGCGACGGCGGCGGGCGCATGAGCGGGCGCCTGGTTGAATCCGGCCAGATCAACAACACCTTTCCCGATATCTCTCGAGTCGATCGCGTTTATGGGCGCGTGAACCTTCGCAAGATGTTTTTGTTCGTCAACGCCGCCAACCAGGACACCCTGCTCGGCGCGCATACGATCCTGAGCCAGAAGCCGGCGGATCCCAACGTCCACGCCCTGCTATTCACGACCGGCAGCCACACCGACCGCCGCGTCGATGCCCAGGACCGAATAGAGAGCTACGTCGTGCCCAGCAGCGAAGCGCCGTTCTGGCTTTGGGGCAAGCAGCTCGAGGGACAGCGCGCGATTCAGGCGTTGTCCTATGAGCGAAACATTCAGGATCCGGAGCCGGGCCAGATATTTGTCCTGGACGACGGCACAAACAGCCAGTTTGTTCGCGTTGTCGGCGTCGATATTCAGACTCAGGTCTTTACCATCGACCGGGGAAACAGTTTCTACAACTTCCGATTGAAGACCTACACCATCGAGCTGGCCCAGCCGCTCGCCTATGACTTTCAGGGCAGCGAGCCGCGACCGACCGGCAACCAGATCGACGATATGAAGATCCTGAAGACCCAGATCGCCGACGCCGCCAAGTATATGGGCGTCTCGCCCCTGATCGCGGACGCCTCGGTCGACGATCGGACGCTGACCGTCGAGAACATATTCTCACCCCTGGTCCCGAGCGCCCAGAGCGAGAACGCGATCACCGACCAGCAGGCCGGCGCCAGCACCGCGAAAGTCGCCCCGATATCGGTCGGCACCTACAGCACCGGCAGTTTTTCGGGCGTCAGCACCGACGCCAGCGGCGCGGGCCTTTACTACGCAGGGCGCGCGATTGTGCCGGGCAGCCTGGTCATCAGCGGCAGCAACGGCGAATACGTGGACGTTGGCGGCAAGCTGGAGCACACCGGAGGCAACAACAGGCTCGACACCGAAACCAGTGCCGTCGACTACCGCAACGGTTTCATCCGCGCGTTTTATCAAAGCGGAGGCAGCGCCGGGCAATCGGTCAATCTCACGTTCCAGCCTGGCGTCCTTCTCAACCAGCAGAGCAAGCAGCGGAGCCTGGAAGTGAACCAGCAGACCCGCAGCCTGACCTGGGTATTCCAAGCCCAGCCACTGCCAGCGAAGGCGACGCTCAGCGTTGAATATCGCGCGCAGGGGAGCTGGTACCTGATTCAAGACGAGGGCGCCGGCGAGCTGGTGGGCAATGGCACCGGCACCGTCGACTACGCCAGCGGGACGGTCAGCTTCACACTGGAGGCCCTGCCCGACGCCGACACCGAGATCATCATCGCCTGGGGCGAGAAGCAGGGCACCGTTATCGAAGACGACGCCGCCTTTAATGAAACCCCGACCGTCGTCTTCGAGATCGGCCAGACGTTCACCGAATAATAGGATTATCTCATGGGAAGCACATCGCCAAGCTACAGCTATGTCAGCGTTACAAATGTTAAACGCAACCTTCAGCCCGGCACGGTTGTCGTCACCTGGAGCACCGGCGGACAGCAGTACACCCTGACCGACGCCGGCGACGGCACTCTCACCGGCGACGGAAGCGGCGAAGTCAGCTATGCCACCGGCCAGATTTTCCTGAACCCCAGCCCGGTACCGGCGCCAGGCGATGGCGACTATTCGATCGATTACCAGGAATGGCAGGGAACCACAAAAGCCACCGCAACCGCTCCCCTGAACGTCGGAGGAAGTACAACCTATGCCGCCGGCGTTGCCATGAGAGAGGGCTCGGTCGCCGTCCGACTGACCTTAAAGCGAATCAGTGAGCGTTGGGATTACGCCGAGAGCGAGGGAAGGGCTGATCGCATTGAGTATTCCTCTTATGGCGTCACCCTGACCGACGACGGCAACGGGAACCTGAGACGCAACAGGGGCGGCTCCGTTATTGGCACCGTCAACTACGCCACCGGAGAACTGACCTTCGATCCAAGGGGTAGCAACAGCTACGCGCTGCACAAAGAAACCGCTTATAGGTATTTTGTCAATAAGTGGGATGACGAAATCGGCTACGGCAACGAGGAATACGCCAGCACCGACGCCACGATTGAATGGACCGACCCGCTCGATCCAGCCAACACGCAGACCGCGATCCGCGCGATCCCCGGCCTGACCGTCGACCTAACGCCGGACAGCAACCGCAGCATCGCCCCGAACAGCGTCATCTTCACAATCGGCGGCGTCGAGTACCGCGACCAGGACGGCGCGATCCTCAAGAACTGGTCGCCCGTCACCGACGGCGGCGAAACCGTCGGGAGCATTGACTACAGCAGCGGCGAGGCCACCATCAACGACTTCCCGGCCGGCGTATCAACCGGCAACGCCATCAATCTGATTGCCTGCCTGACCGTTATTAACCAGGCTCCCGCCAACACCACCATTTTCAGGACCGCCGGCGCGCCGCTGCGCGAGGGCAGCCTGATCGTCAACGCCACCAACATCGCCGGAGACCAGATCACCGGCAACGCCGACACCGCCGGCAACATCACCGGCGAAGGCATCGACAGCGGTTTTGTTGACACTCAGACCGGACTGGTAAAAATCCAGTGGAGAGAAGAGGATAGCAGCGCCAGCGAGCCTGTCCTGCCGGCCTCTGTCCGTTACAGCGCCGTCAGCTTTACGTTCCTCCCGCTGGATGCGAGCCTGGTCGGGCTGGACGCCACGCGGCTGCCCAGCGACGGCCGTGTGCCGCAGTTCAATCGCGGCGATGTTGCCGTCGTCACCAACACCCAGAGCCAGGAATTGATGACCGCGACCGCCGGCCAGGTCATCACCTTCACCCGACAGAACCAGGCCGAGGTCTACATCGAGGGCGCGAACGGAAACCGCCTGGCCGCCGCGCAATTCACGATCGACACCGACGCCGGCACCGCCACCCTGGCCGACCCGTTAAGCCTGGTCGACGAAGAAGCGAACGCCGTCACCGAGCCGCTGCAGGTCTTCGATCGCGTCGAAGACATGGGCCTGATTACCGACGTCCAGATCGGCGGCCAGCTCAGCATCAATATCCCGCTATCCCAGAACTACACCGCCGGCGACACCCTTGTCAGCGCCGCCGCGCTCTACGGCGACATTCGAGCGCGCGCGCACAACACGTTTTTTCAGCAGAGCTTTGACGGCAGCACCTGGACCGACGAGCTGGTCGGCAACAGCACCACGGCAAAGTACAACCTGGTCAGCAACCCGATCGAGATCACCAACCAGGGCGCCATCCAGGAGCGCTGGGCGATCCGCTTCACCAGCTCAACCAGCTTTGAGGTCATCGGCGAAACCGTCGGCGTCGTCGCCACCGGCAACGTCAGCGTAGACCTAGCCCCCACCAACCAAGCGACCGGCGCACCGTATTTCACAATTCGGTCGGACGGCTGGGGCACCGGTTGGGTCAGTGGCAATACCTTGCGTTTCAATACCGATGGCGGGCAGGCACCGTTCTGGGTAGCGCGGACCATCGTCGCAGGCCGCGCGGTCGAAGAAACTGACCAGTTCGCGACGCAGAACCGTGGAGATGCAGACTAATGGCGCAGACAAGCAAAGTTTCTGGCATCGTTCAGATCGACGGCACACCCGCCGAGCGCACCGTTCGCGCTTTCAGCTATGACTCAATAGCGCACACCATCGACGGCGGCGAGGTCACGTTAAGCCGAAGCCTCGGCAACGCCATCAGCGACCCAGCCAATGGCCAGTACACCATCGACCTGCTGGCGGCATACGGGCAAGAGATATTTGTTGTGGCCTTTGATGATTACGGCGACGCCTTTACCGCAGAGCAGGCGCTGACTGTTGGCGACCGCATCCACCCGACCACGCCCAACGGGCACGTCTGGGAAACCACAGGAGCGGGCACACTACCAGTCGAGGAACCAACCTGGGTAGTGGACACCGAAACCAGCCAGCTATACGGCACCGCAAGCATGATAGCCCGGCCCTTCTATCGGCCCATGGTTCACGGGCCAGTAACGCCGGAAGTGACAGGAGAGGCGGCACCGCAGGGCGTTCCTCTGTCAGATACATGGCGCTTGTTTATTTATTCAAGCAATGGTGATCCGAGAACCGGAATCGTTGAATGGGAGCTTTATGATCTGTTTGGAGGCAGAGTACAAATTGGATCGGAGTCAGCATCTTCAGAATACTCAGAAATGTACGCCGCAGACCTGGCAAACGACGGCGATCAAGGAACGTTATGGCTGTCAACATCCAATGCTGACGAGTGGCTAAGGTTTAGCGCCCCTGCCGGGGGACCAGTAAAACTGGGATCAATGAAGATCCGGGCGGCGGGTGGTTCCAATGGCTCAGAACTCGCCCCTTTAGAGTTCGCGCTGGAATATATTGACCCTAATACGAATGGTTTTGTAGAGCATAAGCGATGGACAGAGACTAACTGGCAACCGCTAGAAATCAGGACATTTAGTTTGGAATGACCTACGCTCCCGAAACCAACCCGCTGGCGGTTGTCCTTGATCTGGGGCAGCCCTACGCCCCGATCCTCGACCCGCTGGCGGTTGTCCTTGATCTGGGGCAGCCCTACGCCCCGATCCTCGACCCGCTGGCGGTTGTCCTTGATCTGGGGCAGCCCTACGCCCCGATCCTCGACCCGCTGGCGGTTGTCCTTGATCTGGGGCAGCCCTACGCCCCGATCCTCGACCCGCTGGCGGTCGACTTCGACCTGGCGGCCGTCGACGTTGGCTTCGTTTTCCGAAAGCCGCCGCTTGCGATCACCTACGGACACCGCAGCGAGCAGGCCAGCATCAAAGGCGTCGGCGCCTGGGCCCTGGATTTCAAGGAGGCCCCGGACAAGACCCCCCCAGGCAGGGAGCACCAGACGAACCAGGCGCGCGCGCTCACCCTGCCAGGCTACGCCAAGCCCTGGAACCGCGTCGCACCCAAGGACGACCGCGACCGGATACACCAGGGCGATAACGCCGACCCGCTGAGGCTACGCGCCGAAGCCGTTGCCTGGAACCAGAACACGCCGCGCGACAGATTCGGCATCCACCCCTGGGGCGCGCCGGACCCGAAAGACCAGAACGAGCTGCAGGGATTCAACGTCCCGCCGACGCACGACGTCGCGACCCGACTGAGCGCATCCGATAGCGTCCTGAACTGGCAGCCGCCGCCACCGGTCGCCGTCGAAACCGAGCAAGGCGACACCCTGAATTTATTGTTCAGCCCGTACACGCCGCCCGGTTTCGCCGCCGTCGACTTCGAGCTGGTACCCGAGGCCCTGTTAGTTGTCGTGGTACCGCCGACCCGCAGCGTCGACGCCCAACAGAACACGCCGGCCTGGTCGCTGAAAGCGGCCCTCGACGGCCGCACCATCCACCCCTGGGACCGCAAGCCGCGCCTGGGCACTGAGGTCGAATTCCCCAGCGCCGCCGAACCAAACGCGCCGATCGACGAAGGCCCGGCGGAGCCCGAGAACAAAAGGACGTATTTGATTATGAACGCCAGCAGCCTGATCGAAGTCACCAGCGGCCTGCCGCTCGACTTCAAAGACCTGAGCATCGCCCTGGACGCCGACAGCTTCGCCTGGACCATGAGCGCGACGATCCTGAACCGCGCCAGCATGGATCAGATACGACCCGGCGCCGACGGCCCGGCCGAAGTCGAGGCCACCATTAACGGCCACATCTGGCGCTTCGTGATCGAAAGTTACCGCCTGGATCGATCGTTTGCCCGGGAGACGTACAAGGTCAGCGGCGCATCGAGAACGCAGCTCCTGGCCGCACCCTACGCCCCGAGAACCACCGGGCGCATCGAGAGCCAGCTCAACGCCTACCAGGTAATGAGCCAGCGCCTGCAGTTCACCGGATTTAGCGTCACCCGCCAGGCCGGCCTGAGCGACTACATCATCCCGGCCGACGCCTGGGGATGGGACGACAAGACCGCGATGGAAGTCATCGCCGAGCTCGCCGCCGCCCAGGGCGCCATTGTGGTACCGGACAAGGAAACCGACGAGCTGCATATCCGCCACCGCTACAAGCTGGCCGGCCCCTGGATTTATGACGACCAGCCGATCACCTTTGTCGATGCCATTCTTCAGGACACGATGATCGTCAGCTACGCCAGCCAGTGGGAGCCGAACCCGGACTATAACGCCGTGTTTGTTTCCGGCATCACCGCCGGCGTCGCCACCGACGTCACCGTCCAGGGCACTGCCGGCGACAAGCCCGCGCCCGATATCTTCGACGATCTGAACGTCGAGGCCTTCCAGTGTCGCGAGCGAGGCATGACAGCGATCGCCGCCGGCGGGAACCAGGAGATCGTGACCATCGACACCGTCCTGCCCACCAGCGGGAGCCCCGGCCTGATCGAGCCCGGCAAGGTCATTGAGTACCGCGACACCCAGGCGCCCGCAAACACCTGGCGCGGCAACGTCCTAAGCACCAGCATCACCCTGGGCAAGCCCGGCACCGGGAAAGTCATCCAAACACTAAAGGTAGAGAGGCACCACTATGGCAACGGTTAATCCCTGGAAGCGATTTCAGAAGCTGCTCCCGCGCGCCGGCCGGTACACGGTTACGGTCGTTTCAGTGAACAGCGACGGCACCAGCACAGCGACCAGGCGGGATGGCCAGACGGTCAGGCTGAAGGGCGGGCTGGTATCAGCGGGGAATAAAGCCTGGGTAGAGGGTGAGCAGATCATCGGTGCGGCGCCGAACTTACCCGAGGCCACGCAGTACGTCTGACGAACAGAGGCGTGTGGGCATTTTGTGGACAGCGGTAAAACGTCGTTGAACGCGGTTAGGCAGGGGTAGGCGAGAGCGCCCGGCCATCACCGCGCGGGACATACCGCAGTAACCGGGCGCAATGCCGGCCCGCAAGATGCGAGGCTGTAGCGAGACACTCATGGGATCACCCGATAGAAAAAGGGCGCGACCGGACGGCCGCACCCTGGGGAGTTATGCCACTTTTGAAGCGACCTGATCGCCTTCGTCGGGCCCGGCATCTTCGGCCTGGGCATCAGCGGACGGATCCGCATGCGCGCCGGGATCGCCCGTTTCGGCTTTCGCCCCGACCTGAGCTTCGGCCTGCTTGGTTTCCGCTTTGGTCAGCATCCGGCAGGCCGCATCGTAAGCATTAGCGGGCAAGCGGTTCAGAGTCGGGACACCGGAAACCGCCGTGGCGAACTTGCCAGCGTCGCGGCCCATGGCTTCAATCCGCACCCGAAGCGCGTCGGCCTGTGCTTCAGAGACCACCGGAGGCGCGACAGGACCGGCCGGCTTGGCCGCAGGCTTCGCGGGCTGGCGGGCTGGCTGGCGGTTTTGAGGTGGGGAGGACGGCGAATTGTCCTGGCTGCGCGCCGCGTCGTTGTCTTCAGAGGCGATGCCCAGGATAGACGAGGCATGGTAGCGGCGGGCGTAAGAGATCGCCGCACCGACGGCCTGAGCCACCGACAGGTTCTTCATGGTTTCCACCGGGATCGACAACTGGCCCTGCATAAACTGACCAGAGGAGTGCGCCAGCGTGGTCACGATAATAACTTCACCGATGACTTCAGGAGCGAAGCCCTTGGAATCCGCAGGCAACACCATCCGCTGATCCGGCGGATACATCGTGAAGGTCGGGAACTGAGTCAATGACAGCCCGTTGGCTTCCAGGGCCCCACGGGATGCCGCCAGGATTTGCGCAAGATCGGCATATTTGTAGCCGTAGCCCTGCTGAGATTTGCCGACATCCGCGACGGACCCCAGGAAGGATGAGTGAGCGCTAATCAGCGCGTCGATTCCAGATTCAGAGAATTTTACAAGTTCCATTAGACCACCTCATTAATGTCAGATTGACCGCGCGCATACGCAGGAATATCAATTTCAACCAGGCCGCCGGGATAGGCTGGCCAGTTTTGCGCGTCACGGCAGGCGCTGAACTGCTCCAGCCCGCCGTGGTATTTTTCCCGGGCCCGAGACAGCAGGGCGTCGGATGCCAGATAGCAGCGCACCGCGAACGGCGCCGTGGTTTCCACAAACACCCAGACGAACTGGTCCGCCGGCTTGCCACAACCCGCCACTCCGTCCATGTACATCGCCGCCGATACGTCATAGCCATAATTTGAGATAGACCGGGCAACGGCCGCAGGGCGCGCGTCTTCGCAGGTTTTCAGGTCGACAATGACGCCGTCGGTTTCGCGGTAGTAGTCCGTCCGGACCTTGCACAATTCGCCAGTGGCCTTATCGACCCAGACGAAAGACTGCTCAGCCACCCCGCCGGTCAAGTAAAAGGACGCATCGGCGTCGGCTTCGACGGACGTCACCGCCCCGATAGCAGCATCCGCCTGCAGCGGCGAAATGGCCGTCTTGCCTTCGGGCGGAAGCAGGAGGTCATCCATAAACACCACATCGGCGCCGGCGTTTTCCAGGGCCGCGCGGATATCGGCCTTGGTGGTTTTCGAGGCCAGGTCGATGCCCAGGCGTTCAGCCGCCGCTTTGTGATCGGCAACGGAATCGATGGCATCCGGAGAGTCAGCCTTCACCGGGATGGTGGCCGCCAAATCTTCCCAATAGACGGCGGCAACACCGGCGTCGTCTAGCTCCTTCCTGATGTCTGCTTTTTTGGCTTTGCCCGTTGGCGTGAACCCGGCCGCCTTCGCCGCTTCTTTATAGTCCGCGAGCGAATCCAGGGCTTCGGGATGGCCGGCCTTTGTTGGAGCTGCCGCCGCGAGGTCTTCCCAGAACACCAGGCCCGGATCCGCTGCCTCAAGCAACGGCCGAATCTCAGCCTTCGATGTTTTCGAGGTCAGATCGAGCCCGGCTTTCTCAGCGGCATAAAGATAATCGTCGGAAGAATCCAGAGCGTCCGGGAAGTCTTCGCGGGACGGTTCGACGAAATACAGGGAGTCGAAGGTTTCCGGTTCGAGGACGGCCGCATGGATGACCGTGCCCAGGCTCATGGCGTCGGAGAACTTACGGCGCAGTCCGTCCATCATCGCCAGGCAATGAGCAGGCGAGCGGCTGATCAGTTCCTTGAGCGTGGTAGAGGACACGCCAGGTCCGCCGTGGTATTCGTCGTTGGACAGTTCGGCGTTGCTATAAATTCCGGGCTTCATCACGCACCCCCAAACAGAGCGGTGAGGTTGAAGACCCACACACCGACGCACAGCGACGCCAGGGCGGTCTCAACCTTGACGCGACGAACCGCCAGGGCAGAGCCACGACGACGCTGGATGAACGCCCTGTCGCGGAAGGACAGGGATACAGAGGGATAGGCTGGGAGAGTTGGGATCATTTGCGGCATTCCTTCTGGTTTGGTTGTAGAGGAAACCGGTAAACCGGATTCGTTGTGCCACTATAACCATTTTACAGGGAAAGTAAACCGCTTTACCGGTTTAATACCGCAAAAAAAATGAAAGACAAAGGTTTTTACCGCTTTACCGTATACCGCAATACCGGTATGATACCGGAACAATACCGCAAATGGAGAAATGCATGACCCCTGAAAAACGCGACGCCCTGGACCACGCCATCCAATCGGCCGGCAGCCAGATCAGTTTATGCCGGTTCCTGGAAGTTCCACAGTCCAGCTTCTGGACCTGGCATAAGGGCAACGGCCCGAGCCCCGCCATTGTTCCGAAGATGGTCGGACTGGTCTCCGGGGAGCGCACAGCCGATCAGTTCCGCCGGGACGTTTACGGCTGGCTGGCCCCGCTGAACGATTACCTGAACAGCCACAACGACCTGCCAGAGAGCGCCCGCCTGGCTGGCATCGACCTGACCTGGCATCAGATCGACCAGAGCGCCGCCCTGGATTTCCTGACACGCGATAGGGGATGGGGGAAAGCGAAGGCCAAGCGAGCGATCGCGCAACTGGCGGGACACCAGCTCACCCAGGCCCCGGCGGTAGCATGAGCGTCACGGCCATAGCCTGGGCCTGGAAGCAGCCGATCACCCGGAACCTGCTGCCCGAACTGCTGGCGCTGGCGGACAACACCAACGACGTCGGCATCTGCTGGGTACGGGTGAGCACCCTGGCCAGCAAGACGAAGACCAGCGAGCGCACGGTCCAGAGGAACCTGATCGCCCTACGGGACGCCGGCCTGCTGGAAGTGATCGAGCGCAGGCTGAAAGGCAGCGGCAACCGCTGCAACCTGTATCTGCTGCCCCTGCCCGGGATCGACCAGAAAGCACAGCGGGAATTCATCGGGGAAATGACAGCGGGCACCCTGGCGAAAGCAAAAACAGGCACCAGCGACACCAGTGTCACCCAGGGGGGGAGGGTGACACCCATGTCACCCCGGGGTGACGCCAGTGTCACCCGTATCCATAAGAAGGAACTGTCCCTAAAGGGACTTATTCCTACGCGGGAGGAAAAACCAATCGCTCAGGAGCCGAAACCAAGCAAGCCGGCGGCCAGTGGAAAGAGCCTTCTGCCCGAGGGCTGGACGGTACCGGAAACGACCCGGGCCAAACTGCTGGCGGACGGATGCACCGAGGCGAAGATCGCGGCGCAACAGGAACTGTTCAAAATCTATTGGTCAGAGCGGACGGACAGCGTCGGCAGGAAAGCGAGCTGGAGCATGGCCTTCATCAACTGGATGAAGCGAGCGGACAAAGAAAAGGCCGCGTCCTCAGAAGACGCAGCCCATTCAACAAACCAACCAAACCGGAGCAATTATGGCACCTACCCACGGAAGCAATCAAGCGCTGGGCTCTTTGGTCAACTCGCTGAGCGACAGCAAGCGAACCAGCGACGCCAACAGCAACAGCCCGAAAAAACCGGCGACTGGATCGAGGCGCACTACGAACGAACCTAGAATCGACCGGATCCGCCGCCGGGAGCAGCGCGACCTGACGCCAGAAGAAACGGATGAAATGGACAAGTTCTTCATCCGCATGCAGGCGATCTACCGGCACCTTTGGTCTAGCTCATTCGAGGGCGAGGCCATGATGCGCCAGGCCCAGAAAGAATGGCTCGACACGTTCTACCGCGCCAATCTGACGGGGAAGCAAATCAGCGAGGGCCTGGTCCGCTGCAAGCAAACCTTCTCAAAGCCACCCAGCCCGAAGGAGTTCCTGGACCTGCTGCCCAACCGCAGGCAGGCCCACCAGATAGCCCGCCGCGCCCTGCCAGAACCGGACGACGTCAAGGCCGCCCGCTGCGAGCGGGGCATGCAGAAAATGAAAAACATCAAAGCGCTGCTTAATTCGACCAAGCCAACCGAGGAAGCCCCAGATGAATAACGTCGCTACCCTGCAGTTTCAGCCCGATATGATCACCGCCACCGACACCACCGGAGGCGCCAACAGCGCCCTGGGATTGGGCGTCACCATGCGGGAGGGCCGGCCCTACCTGCGCTGGATCATCAGCAACAAGGTCGCCAGGAGCGTGGGCCTTCGGGCCGGCAGCCGGATCAGCTTCGGGATCAGCGAGGACCGCCAAACGATCGTGATCGCGCCCGCCCCAGGTAGCGGCTGGAAATTAACCAAGCAAGGCGAGAACAGCGTGGCCGCGATGGTCATCGCCGAAAAGCTGAACATCAACCCGGCGCATGGCATGCCAGTAGAGTCCCAGCGCTTCATCCGATACGACAACCAGCTGGTCGTCGATATTTCCACTTTCAGCCCGCAAGCGTAAGGAGCCAATCATGGCCAGAGGCGTCAATAAAGTTATTCTGATAGGCAACCTGGGCACCGACCCAGACGTCCGATACACCGCCGCCGGCAATGCCGTGGTGAACGTCAACCTAGCCACCGACGAGAGCTACAAGGACCGCACCAGCGGGCAACTGGTCGACAAAACCGAATGGCACCGGATTGTGATCTTCGGCAAGATCGCGGAGATCGCCGCCCAATACCTGAAAAAAGGCGCAAAGGTTTATTTTGAAGGCAAGCTGCAGACCCGGAAGTGGCAGGATCAGAGCGGGCAGGACCGGTACAGCACCGAAGTGGTGATCGACATCACCGGCACCATGCAGATGCTGGACAGTCCAGGTGATCGGCCCCAGGGCAACGCACAGCCGCAACAGCAACAACCGCAAGGCCAACGCCAGGGCCAAGCCAGTCAGCCAGCGCAGGGAGCTGCACAAGCCCAGCAGCCCACCGGCAGCAATATGCCAGAACCCATCGACGACTTCGACGACGACATACCTTTTAATTCTGTCCCTCACTGATCCCCGGGACAGTAAACGTAGGGGATCTTTCGTCAAGTGAAAACCGGCTGCCTGGTATATCAAACCGGGCAGTCATGCCATAATCCCAGAACCAAACACCGACCGAGGAACGGCACATGAAGGTAAATCCCAAGCAGTTAATCTGCCAGGCCACCGTTACAAGCTGGCACGAAGAGAATCTGATAGAGCAGAAGCCGCACAGGCCACGAACACCGATTAACCTAAGCTACCCTACCAACACGACTAGAAGGCCCGCACAGGGCATTGGAGAACGATATGAGCAATCCAGATTGGACAGAAGCACCGGACGACGCAACGCATTGGGACACGGTTGCAGCAGTTTGGTGCAAGCACCTATATTTTTGGTGCTACGGGCGCTGGAATTATGAGGGCGAAACCCATGATCTGGCGGAAGACCGCTACACACCACGCCCTGTAGAGCCAGCCACTACGGCATGGGATGGCACTGGCCTGCCGCCAGTGGGGGTGGAGTGCAGGCATCACAGCGGAAGGATTTACGTTGTCACAGGCATAGCAAACGAAAACACGCAAA